GCCCCACACTTTTAATAATTATGGCAGATTTAATAACAGTACAAGAATACAAGAACGCAGAAGGGTTAGCCAGTCAAAAGGATGATCAGCGTCTTGACATTATTGTACCACAAGTTAGTGATCTTGCAAAGAAGTATTGCGGTACTTCATTTGTTGATTATTATAGTAGTGATAAAACCGAGACTTTTTCAGTTTCCGACAACTTTACTAGTACTATGATCGTCAGTGAAAGTCCACTTATAAGTGTGACTACCGTAAAAGAAAGAGGCACATATGCAGCTGCGTATGAAACTCTTTCAACAAGCGACTATGAATATTACGTAGATCTTGCCGCAGATGCAATAGTAAGAACTACAAATCAAGGGTCAAAGAAAGCTTTTCCGCAAGGAATGGGGAGCGTACAGATAGCATATAGAGCAGGATACAGCGCTACTCCAAAAGATCTCAAATTAGCGCTCTTTGATTTAGTCACTTACTATTTAAAAGATGAACACAAAGAACGAAGAACTATTGCAGGAGCAACATTACAGAATCAAGGAACCTCTGGAGTAAGAGACAACACAGACTTTCCAGACCACATAAAAAGAGTACTTGATTTATATAGAGTAATAATTTAATGTCTTCTGCATCGTTAGGTACAGCATTAAAAAAGAATATACTTCCATTAATAGCCACAGTTATAGAAGAGGGTGGAAACTATGCACTAACAAGAAAGTATATAGAATCTTATCCTGGACAAATAATTAAATTTGAACATAAAGTTTATACCGATAGACTTTTAGAGATGAATAAACAAGGCCAATGGCTGGCTTCTAGAAATTTATCAAGTGCTGAAGTTACAGCAATAGTAAAAGATGTGTTCAATAAGTGGAAAAAGAATGAAGAATCATTAGTAGTAGGGTACAAAAAAGATTTATTCTTACCCGGAACAGGAAAAGAAACAATACGAGTTACAAAAGAAAGATTTGCTAAGTTAAGAGCATTAGCTACACAAAAAACTGAAGGTGATAGGTATCTTACAGCAGTATGTAGAAATTATTACTATATGCAGCAGTTTACGTCAGCAGGTAAAGAAGTTAAATTAAATTTAATAAGACAGTTAAACGATTTAGACGGAGTAAAGAATATCCGTGGCCCAGAAGGAAAAGAACAGAGAAGTAGATTTAGTTTTAAACAAGATCTCGGACATGGGGCAGGAGAAGGAATAGCAGCTTCAGGTTTAGCCGCATCAAGAGCAGTAGGAAAAATGACAAATCATCGCAATAAAATTGTGAGAGACGTTATTAAAAAAGAAAAGTACATGACAGAAATACTAGATATACTAGTAGGGTATGAAGCATCATTAGAACATGCTACAGATTTATCTGACAAAAAGTTTTTTAAAGAATACGAAGTAGTACTTACAACACAAGACGCTAAAGAAAATAAAGGTCTTGATGCTAGCCAAGAAAAAGCTCTTTTGGATAGACTAAGAGACGTATTTAACGATATTGTACTAGAAGTAGAAGCTTCTAAATCTTTACTAGAAATGGTAAATGAACAGTTTTTTTCATACTTTGAACAGCATAAAAATCTACAGGTGTCAACTAAAAAAGGGAAAAAGAAACTTAAGTCTGAGGCTAATGCAACTGAAAAATTTAAGGTAAAACAACAAAGTCCTGCTCCAACATTATTAGCTGGGGTACAATTTAAAAGTAAAGATATAGGAAAAGGGAAAGCGAAAAGAAATCAAAGTAGAAACCCAAAATCAGTAAGTCCTTTAGGGATGTTAATGCTACTAAATAAAAAGCTACCTCAAAAAGTACAAAAAAACATGGGGAAACCAGGGTTAGAAAATAGAACAGGAAGATTTGCATCAAGTGTAAAAGCTGTAAACATACAAGACTCAAACTCAGGAATTCCAATGGTAGATTATACATATCAAAAGAATCCATATCAACTATTTGAAACTAGTGGAGGACAAAAACCATGGTCAAGTTTAGAAAGAGACCCAAGAACTCTAATAGACCAGTCAGTGAGAGAACTCGCCGCAGAAATGGCTTTAGGTAAATTTACAACAAGGAGAGTTTAAGTGGCAAATAGAGATTATACAACAAAACGAAGTAGCGTTATTAATGGCTTCGTTACGCATCTAGAAAAAATAGATGGTACAGGAAAGTTTAAAAGCGCAATAGCAGAGGTTTCTCCTAGAATTAAATTTTGGGATGAAGTCACAGAGTTTCCTGCAGTGCACGTTAGTGCAGGAGCAGAAACAAGGCAATACTTAGGAGGGGGCGAAAAATTTAGATTTTTAACTCTAACTTTTCGTTGCTATGTAAACGAGGAAGATTCAGTAACAGCATTAGAAAAATTATTAGAAGATGTTGAAACTGTAATCGAAGATGAAAATCCTTTAACTTATACAGATCCTTTAGGAAAAACTGTAACAACTATACAACATTCAGTAGTGAGTATAGATACAGATGAAGGAGTTTTAGAACCATTGGGCATCGGTGAAATTATAGCCGAAGTCCAATATTAAATGAAAACGGATAAGCAGACAATAGTCTTGCTGACCCCTTTTCAAAGCAAAAATAGGAGAACGTAAAATGGCAGATACATTTTATTACTCGAGAGATACCAAAGTCCATCTTACTGATAGCGCAGGAGCAATCTATAAGATACCAGTTTTAGATGGATTCAGTTTTTCTCAAGCAACCAATGCAACGGAAGTTACATTGAACGAAATGACTAATGCAGCAGGTGTGAGTAGAAGAGCTAGACAAATGTTTACTGATTCTTACGCTCCAGCCGAATGGTCATTTCAAACTTACATCAGACCTTTTAAGTCTGGTGGAGCAGGAAGCGGTGAACACGCATCAGTAGCTCACCACATGGTCGAAGAAGCTTTATGGAACGCGTTAGCAGGTAGTAAAGCAATTGGTGTCGCAACAAGTGGCAATTTAGGACCAGCTTTTAGTTCTGACGGATCAGATGCACATATTGCATTTACAAACTCAAACAGAGCAGCATTAGATACATTTGACTTGTTCTTTGAAATGGGAACAGGAAAAGCAAATCCAACTATTTATAAAATAGAAGGATGTGTTGTAAATGAAGTTTCAATTGATTTTGACATTGACGGTATTGCAACAGCAAACTGGTCAGGTTTCGGACAACTAATAAGTGACGTAACGGCTATGTCAACTGCAACTATTATAGAAGGAACAGCAGCAGGCGATACTAATAACTATATTAGAAATAGGCTAACCGATTTGACTGTAACAAATGATGTTACAACTCAAGCGGGTGGTAATGGTGGTTCTTCAAGTGCTACAGTTACTTTAACTGGTGCTAATAGCTTAATTAAAGCTGGACAAGTTGTAAAAGGAACTGGAATAACTGCAGGAACAACTGTACTTTCAATTTCAAATGTAACTTTAGTACTAAGTGCAGCAATGACCGTTGCTAATGGAACAGTTCTTACGTTCTCAAACGCAGGAATGACAGACACTTACTCATTAACACTAACTGGTGGAAACGTTACTATTTCAAACAATATGACTTTCTTAACACCAGAAACACTAGGTAGCGTAAACCAGCCTTTAGGACATGTTACAGGAACTCGTTCCGTAACAGGTAACTTTACTTGTTACTTAAACACTCCTACCTCTGGAGCATCTAGTGCAGATTTATTTGAGGACATCATTGAAGCAACCACTGTAATAACAAATTCATTTGATTTGGCATTTATAGTAGGTGGAACAGGAAGTACTCCAAGAATGGAAATTAATATGAATAATTGCCATTTGGAAGTACCAACACATTCAATTGATGATATCATAAGCTTGGAAACAACTTTCCATGCCTTACCAACCTCAGTTGACGCTGTAGACGAAATAGACTTAGTCTTTGTCGGACCAACAGTAGAATAATTTTAGAAGGGAGGGGCAACCCTCCCCTCATTTAACCAGGAACATAGAATGACAGAACAAGAAAACAAAACAGTATCATTAGCGAGTTTATTAACTCCAAGCAAAACAGTATCAGTAGACTATCCTAGCATGGCTGGATTTTCTGTTGACCTTTGCTATTTAGCAAGGGAAGAATTACTAAAACTAAGAAGTCGTTGTCTTTCACAAAAGTTTAATCGTAAAACAAGAGCATTTGATGAACAACTCGATGAAGATAAGTTTTTAGTAGAGTACGTAAAAGCTGTAATCAAAGGATGGAAAGGCTTAAAATATTCTTACCTCGAAGAGCTTCTATTGGTGGACATTAGTAGTCTTGATCCCGATGATAACCTTGAATTTACTCACGAAAATGCTGAAACAATGATGAAGAATGCAGCTGATTTTGACTCGTGGGTTACCGAAGTAACAGGTGATCTTGAAAATTTTACGAGGACCAAGTAGAACAAGTACTTGGTCTTTTAGACAAACAGTATAGAGAAGGACAACTCCCTTTAGACACTTATTTAGAAATATGTGAACAAAAAGGGCTGGATCCCGATCCCAACGAAATGCCACCAACTATGGGAGATTTTCCTCCTGAAGTTCAGGTGGCTTTTTTATTGCACGATCTTTTACCAGATAGATGGGATGGAATGAGTGGTTCATATTTTGGAAAAGATATGGCAGCACTTGGTACATTACTTGACGTACATGAAGTAGAAGATAAAAAAAATTCAATCTTTTGGATAAAGCAAATTGAAGCCCGAAATAGTTCAGCTATAAATAAAAAATTAGATCGAAAACGAAAAGCCGCAGAAAGTAAAGCTAAAGCAGGCAAAGGTGGAATTAATTCCTCAAATATAAAAAGATAAATGGCAAGAATAAAAGGTGGAACAATTGTACTAAAAGTCGGTGACGACGGTACTTTAAAACTATACGAACAAAAAACCAAAAAAGCAAAAAAAGCCGTTGATAAACTAGGCACTTCTGCGCATACAGCCGACCGTAGACTAAAAGGAGCTGCTCAAGCTTCTTCTGGCGGTACAAAAAACTTTTCAAAAATGGCACAAGGTATCAATGGAGGACTAGTTCCTGCATATGCTACTCTTGCTGCCTCACTATTTGCTATTGGAGCTTTATTTAGAGGCTTAGAAGAAGCAGCAAATATTAAAAATCAAACAAAAGGAATGGAAATCTTTGGCGAAGCTACAGGTATTGCCATGAAAGGCATTGTAGCAGACTTAAGAAATGCAACTGGGGGTATGCTAGATTTTCGTACTGCAGCTCAACAAGCCCAAATAGCAACTGCTGCTGGATTTAACGCTGACCAAATTATATCACTTGGTAAAGGAGCACAACTCGCCTCTGTTGCATTAGGAAGAGATTTAACAGACTCTTTTAATCGACTCTTACGAGGTGTAACAAAAGCCGAACCAGAACTATTGGACGAATTAGGTATCATACTAAGAATAGACGACGCTACACGAAAGTATGCTCAAGCAAATGACTTAGTTGCTTCAAAACTTACAATTGCACAAAGAAGAGCTGCTGTATTTGAAGAAGTAAGTCGACAACTTGCAAATAATTTTGGAGACTTTGAAGACGGAGCGGAAGATGCTCTAAACTCATTCTCAAGACTACAAGTGGCTTTTTCAGATATTCTAAAAGGATTAACAGTTTTTATTGGGCCCCTCGAATATGTCGCTGAATTTCTAGCACAGAACACAGGAGCTGCAACTTTACTATTTGCTGGATTTGCTTCATCTATTATGAAATCTGCTTTTCCAGCTTTAAATAACTTACAGGCATCTTTAATATCATATAAAGCAACATCAGAAAGTGCACTAAGAGCAGAAAAAGTTAAATTTCAACAATATGCAAACATGTTTAAAAAGAATGCAGCAGATGCAAATCTTGCGGAATTAAAAAAAAGTGCTACATTTAAAAAATTCTTAAAGAAAAGAGGAATGGATGAGAAAGCGTTTAATGCAAAAAGTGTAGTTAATCAAAGACGATCAATTTCCCTTATGATAGCAAATCTTCAAAAAAGAGCAGCTGCAGGCAAGGCTATAAATGATGCGGAGTTAGCGTACTTTATTAAAACTCGAAATCAAATGGTAGGAGTACAAGCAGGCGTCGGAACAAAATTGGTAGGAATAGCAGGAGCTACAGGAGCAGGAATAGGAGCAGCAATAACGGTACCCGCACTATTAGCAAGGCTTGGTCTTGCCAAGCTTGGAGCAGCAGCTTTAGCACTTGCTCCTATCTTTGCTGGCGTAGGAGCTGTAATAAGTGGTGCGTTCACAATTTTTACAGTAGGATTTCTTGCTAAATTTTTATATGATATAGTCTTTATAACAAAAGAAGAAAAAATAGAAAGACAGAAAATACAACAAATATTAGAAACTAGTGCAGAAAAAATAAAAGAAATTAATAGAATTGGAACAAGTATGTTTGAAAAAGGTGTTGAAGGAGTAGCAGATACTGTAGAAGGTTTAAATTCAAAATTACTCGCCACTTTCAGATTAATACAAAGTATTCGAGGAGTAACAGCGGCAACAGACATAATAGAAAATAATACCTCAAAAAAAGGACTAGACAAAACAACTAGACAGGGCCTTACTGCTATAATATTAGAACAAATAACTGCCCTTAGCACTCAAGGAGGCAATATAGACGACATAATAAATCAAATATTCACGGAGAACGAGCAGGGAGAAAATATTTTTGGCAAATATATAGGCGGAACAGGTGATAAGAAGAGTGCGGCACAGAAGCGGACGATAAATAGCTTCAAGGGGACTGTTGATGAGTCTGGAGCTATAGGGGATAAGGGCCTGGACATGCTCAGGGGCAGATTGTTTGGGGGTATGGATAAAGCAGGTGCTGCCGGACAGCCAATACTAGCATTTATAGCTGCACTTTCAGAGCAGCTTACAACATTAGCAAAACCAGGAGAAGTTATTGATGGAGTAACAACAGGAGCAAAACAAGTAAAAGATGCATTAGCAGTTATCGGAGACGGTTATAAGCCCACTTCTTTAGATACACTAACATCAAGTTTACAAAAACTAAAAAATGAGTTTAATGCTGATGATACTGCAGCTTTATTTGATGTAATTAATAAAATGTTTGGTACGAACTTTGCTGATAATACAGCTGCAGAAAGTTTTGTATCTGCAAGAACTAGTGCAGCAGAAGAAATTGTAAAACAACAAGCAAAAACTTTAAGAGATAGATCTGGCAATGATATGGAAGTAGCCTCATTCGGATCAAGAAGGGATGCTCAAGCAGAATTAAGTAAAGAAAAATTAAAAGAACTACGATATACAATTGATATAGAAGAAAAAAGTAATGCAATAAGAGAACAACAAGAATTTTTACTTCTTTCTGAAAACCAAGGAAACGAAGTTGCCGAAAGAAAATTAGTTAATTTAAAACTACAACTTGATATTTTAAGAGCACAAGACAAAGAGTATAAAAGATCAAATACAATTGCAGGTCAACTACAAGATACTTTTAAAGACGGATTAGATGATATGTTCTTAAGTATTATCGATGGGTCTGCAAGAGCAAAAGACGCCTTCAAACAATTAGCAGTCGTAATAATTCAAGAGATGCAACGAATACTGGCAGTAAGAATGGCAAGTCAAATTCTTCAAATGTTTTCTACAGCATTTAATCCTACCTCCGAGGTACCGACAAATACTCCTCAAGCAGATATATACAGAGCACCCCCAGGCACAGGAGGAGGTGCCGTACCCGGAGGACGATATGGTGGAGTATATGGAAAAGGATATAATACGGGCGGAATAGCAGATGGACCTACATCAGGATATAATGTAATTATGCATGGTAGAGAAGCAGTCGTACCTTTACCTGACGGAGATAGAATTCCAGTCCAACTATCTGGTAAAGGAATGGGTCCAACAAATACTACTATTAATGTAGTTGTAAATAATGAAGGGGAGGCAGAGGCTACCACAGAAGAGTCCACAGCATTTGCAGAAACAGTTCAATTATCTGTATTACAAACAATCGCAGAACAACAAAGACCCGGCGGATTACTGAATCCTGGAGGATAAAAGAATATGGCAATAGGATTTAATACAACATCAGATCACGGAAGCAGACAAATTGTTCCCGATAAAGGTCTTTCGTCTACAGAAACTCCAAAAGTTTTTCTAGCATCTTTTGGAGACGGGTATGAGCAACGAATCACAAATGGAATTAATGCATTAGAACAAAATTTTTCTTTAAGTTTTAAAACTAGAACAAAAGAAGAAATAGATGATATAATTGCTTTTTTTGTTGCTAAAAAAGGTGTGACTGCTTTTGATTATGTTGTTTCAGATAGTAATGCAGGAGGCTCTGAAACAACTTATAAAGTTGTATGTAGTAATTGGGTAAAATCCTATGCTTATGATAACTTCTACAGTGCCACAGCAAAATTTCGAAGAGTGTATGAAGCATGACGGATCTTATTGTCAAAGACGTACAAAAGCAAGATCCTGGCTCAGCGCTTGTCGAACTTTTTGAACTTGTACTAGATAGTAGTAATACTGTATACTTTCATTCTGGAGTAGAAGAAGATTTATCAACTGTGCAATTCAGAGAAGAAGGTGGAACAATACGTACTTACACAGCTCTTCCAATACAAGCAAAAGGATTTAAATCAGATCCTGCATCAACATCTGCACGCCCTACTATTAGTTTTGCTAATATTTTAAGCACTTTTAAAACCTCCATTTCAGATTATGATTCTTTACTAGGAGCAACATTAGTAAGAAGAACAACTTTACAAAAATATTTAGTAGGAGAGAGTGGCGATAGTACTCCCCCTGTAGAGTTTCCAAAGCAAGTATATCTATTTGATAGAATATCAGCACATACTAAAACAGCAATAACTTTTGAGTGTGCTACTCCCTATGACCTTCAAGGTATAACTCTACCCAGACGACAAGTTATAGCAAATGCATGCCCTTGGTTATATCAAGGAGCGGATTATACATTAAATGAATATGAAAAAATAGGTGCGTGTACTTGGAACAGAGAAAGCAAATATAAAGCTGCCTATAAGATAGCATTGACTGGCGCAACCGAATACTTATCTATTGTAAATTTAGACGACGAGTATATTGTTCCAGCAACAGGAGAAACAGGAGCAGTAAGTTTTTCTTCTACTGTAAGTAGTATAACAGCAAATAATTATTATACTACAAATACTACTTTAGGTGGAAATGTTAGACGACTAAAAAAAGATGGAAGTATTGATACAAGTGTAGACGGAAATACAGTTCCAAACTATTGGCAAGCAGTTACATCTTCAGCAACTCCTGGAACTTTAACAGATGGAAATGTACTAGTAAATAGGATAAGAATATGGGACACTTATAGTGCCTCAACAACTTATTATGCCTATACAGACGATAGATACAATGACTTTGTTAGACATGCTTCCGGTGGATTAACAAAACTCTGGAAAGCAAAGAAAACATCTGTAGGTCAAACTCCAGAATTTGGAGAATATTGGGAGCCAGGAGATGTTTGTTCAAAAACACTTACAGGTTGTAAAATGAGATACGGATTTGATCCTATCTCTGTTGGAACAGCTAGTTCAACAGGTAAAGGAAAACCTAGCACAGAGGTAGTACTACCTTTTGGAGGATTCCCAGGTTCTAGAAAATTCTCTTAATGAAATTTTTAGCCGAGATGTATAAGGCAGCAAAAGAATCTGCCCCCAGGGAAATGTGCGGACTTGTAGTTCGACAAAATGACACAGAAAAATGGATTTTGTGTGAAAATATTTCCGAAGATAAAGATGATTTTGAAATTGACCCAAAGGTTTTCGTTCAATATCAACTTACTTCAAAAATATTATATGTAGTGCATAGTCATTACGACCAAAAAAATTTAAAAGCAAGCATTTATGATGAAAATAATTGTAATGCAGTGAATATACCGTACTTAATAGTCGGATATCCACAAAAGAAATATATAACAATAGAGCCAAAATGACAAGAACAATATACTTACATGGAAAAATGGGAGAACTCTTCGGAGAGGTCTGGAATCTTAATGCAGCAACTGTAGCCGAGTGCATGAATGGCATAGATTGTCAAAGAGAAGGAAAACTAAAACAGTACTTATTAGACTGCACAGAAAAAGGTATTAAATTTACAGTTCAAAAAGGAAAAGAATTTCTCGACTATGATAATCTACAAATGAATTTAGCAGATAATGACTTAATTATAACTCCAGTTCCTGCAGGTTCTAAAAATAAACTATTAAAAGTTATAGTAGGGTTTGCATTAATGGTTTTAGGAGCAATGATTATGATGGGCGGTGGATGGATTGCAGTAGCTGGAGGTATGGCTTTAGGAATGGCGGGTACAATGTTACTAAATTCAGGTATGGCAGAATATATGATGCCCAAAAAACCTGGAGATCAAAATGATGCTTTTCTTTTTGATGGCCCAGTAAATACAGTAAAAGAAGGACTTCCTGTACCTTTGGCCTATGGACAAATATTAGTCGGGGGAGCAACAATAAGTTTCGGCTTTACAGATAGAGAAGTATCAGCAGCTTCTGGTTTTACATTTTCTAGTTCTGATGGAGGCACTGATGTTAACTATGGAGATTCTCCACCAAACTCTGGAGAGCCTGGTGGAGACCCAACAGGCGGATTTCAGGCTCAATCTATTGATTGGAATCTAGGAAAAGGAGGAGTATAATGCCAGGACCAGGAGGACCAGGAACAGGAGTAGGTGGCGGGGGACCAGGAAGTGACTCAAGCACTTTCAATCTTTTTACGGGAAACATCGGAACAGAAAAACAAAGCGCAGTAGTAGTAGATATATTATCTGAAGGGCCAATTGTTGGACTTGTAGATGATGCTTCTTCTGTTTTATTAAATGGTGTTCCTATAATGGATCCTGTAACACGCTCAAGCTATGGCTCAAGAAGTTCAGGGGATGTAAGTTATGTGGCTTCTACTCGAACTATAACAGACAATACTAGTACTCTATTTCTAAATAAATCTATTACAGATGGAACACATACAATACACATAGAAGGCGCACTTGCTTCTGCTTCGGGTTTAATAGGCACAACGGCAGGGTCTACACTTATAACAGCTAGTTCTGCTTTTTTCTTAAATACTCATATAAGTTTAGGAGTATCTCCTCAAACAATAACAATACCAGGAGCAGGTTCTTCGGGCGCACCATACATAGGCCGTATTGTAGGAGTTACAAATAGTACAAATGCAATTGTCTACCCACCTGTTTCTACTGCTGTATCTTCAGCAAATGCTACTATTGATTTAGCCTCTACACTTTCTTCAATTTCTGGTAATACTGCAGTTCTTTCAGGCTCAGGCACTTTAGGAATCAATGTAACAAATGTGAAAGCAACTTTAGGAACTCCTACGGTTAGTAGTGCAACTTCTTCTGATAAGTGGAATTATTCAGATGCAGGATTTGCATTTCGCCCTGGCACAAGAGACCAATCATTTTTAGCTTTACCAGGAAATGTCGGGACAAACTCTTTAACACAAAATGTAAGTCAAACATTAAATACTACAAATTTTAACAATATTACCTCTGGAGGTTCTGCAATATTTCCTTCTGGATATGCTGCAAGTGGCGGATGGGAACGAATCTCAGAACCTGATGCAGCTCGTTTAACTTTTACAAGTGATGGGATGGCTGTTCCTGAACCCGGAGAAGTGGATGCTATAAAAGTAACTATAAAATTTCCCAATGGTCTTTTAGGACAAAAGCCAAAAGATGGACATGAAGAAGCAGGCTTTGCTGAATTTCAAATTCTTTTTGAGTATTCAATTACAGGAAATTTTGATGATACACAAACTTATACTGCTTATGGACTTTCCGATGCACAACTAGCCGCTAGAACTCCTAAATCAGGCGATAGTGCAGATAGCTTTGGAGGATATGGAGGTAAATTTTTTACAACAGGAACTATTACAAAGAAAACAAAAACGCCTTTTGTACAAACATTCTCTTGGGATATTACTCAATTTCAACCTTTCAAAAAATATAGAATTAAAATAGCAAAAGTAACTCCTACAAATGGATTCAATGAAAGAAGATATTGGTATAACGCTTCCCAAGTGCAGTCTATTCAAAATATAATTACAGATAAAACTTCTTATCCTTATACCGCATATGGAGCTGTAGTATTTGGAGCAAAAGAATTTTCTCAACCACCACGAAGAAGTTATGAAATTAGAGGACTACAAGTACAAGTACCCACAAATTATTTTTCAAGGCATGAATTAGGAGAAGGAACAGAACCTTCTTATACACGAAAAGTTACAAACAATACTGCAGTTTCAAACGAGAGCTCTTATCAAGACTGGGACGGTAACTTTCGAGGAGACATAAAAACTTTTACAAATCCTAATCATTCAAATTACTATAAAGTATGGACAGATAATCCAGTATGGATTCTTTTAGATATTTTAACAAATGATAGATATGGTTTAGGAAAATTCGTTGACCCACTAGATGATTTCGCATACGTGGATAAATTTCAACTTTTTCAAATTGCAAAATACTGTGATGAACTTGTGCCGGATGGACAAGGAGGTCAAGAGCCTCGATTTACTGCAAACTTATATTTATCACGACTAGATGATGCAGGAAAAGTAATAGCTGAACTACTAAGTATTTTTAGAGGATTGTTAATTTGGTTTAATGGAAAGTTTACTCCTGCTTATAATGCATATAAGAGTCCGGTTTATACTTTTACAAAAGGAAATGTGATAAACGGAGAATTCGTTTATCAATCTACAGCTACAAGATTTCGCTCAAATCAGATTAACGTTACATGGGTTAATCCAGATGATAACTATCAACAAGCAGTAGAAATTGTTGAAGATACACAAAATATACTAGAAACATCCAAAATAATAACTAAAGATGTTGTTGCTACCGGTTGTACAAGTCAAGGACAAGCACACAGACTTGGAAAATGGCATATACTTACAGAAAAACTAGAAAAAGAAGTAGTTAGCTTTTCCACAGGACTAAATGCAATTGCACTAAAGCCCGGAGAGGTAATAGAAATTCAAGATGCTGACCTTAGCAACACTGAACACTCAGGAAGAGTTTCTAGCACAGGAGCAAGAAGTGCATCAGTAATACCCCTCGATAGGAGCGTTACGTTAAATACTTCTACAAAAAGTTATGTTATCAATTTAATATTTCCAAAAGGTGGAGCGTATCTATCACAGGATAACGCAACTATAAACTCTACCAATTATGTTCTAGGAGATTTAGTACTATTAGATGAAAGTGGAGCATCTATAGATACTTTCGAAAAAGCATCAAATGTAAAAGATGATTCAAATAACTTAGTACAACTTCATTGGTCAGATTCTATAAGAGTAGAAACTAAACCAGTTAGTTCTACCACAGGGACACTATCTTCCTTAACAGTATCTTCTGCTTTTTCCGAAACTCCAAATGCTGAAGTTATTTGGTCTTTAACTTCTACTTTAATTAGTACTGGGGAGGAGGAAATTAATGCTTCACCTAAAGAATATGTTATTGTAAAAACAGAAGAAAAAGGATTGAATCAAGTAGTTATATCCGCTGTTGAGTATAGCGATAAAAAATTTGAACTTATTGACAGAGGATACGTAACAGAGATTGTACCCGAACATCAAAAGCCGCCGGTAAGAAAAGATACTGTACCAAGTGTGGAAGCTTTAACTGCTTCTGTATCGCTCAATAGTATAGAAACTTCAGACGATTCTACAGTGGATACTAGATCAGATCTACTAATTAGTTGGCAACCACCTTTACAAATAAAACAAAATACGGAGTCTACTATATCAGGAGCAGTGAACAACAGTACTTCTGTAACTCTAAGTGCTGCAAACTCCAGCATAGAAGTAGGAATGCGAGTAAAAAACTCTGCTATTTCAGGACTCGTAACAGTCAGTGCTATAGACGGCACTGCTTTAACCCTTAGTAGCACTGTAACACTATCAAATGGAACTACTCTTTTATTTAAAAACGAAGTTCCAGATGCCAATATTATAGGATATCAGATAAAAGTTCAAGGCCCTACATCAGAATTTGATACAGACTGGGAAATAAAAGACAAAGGGTATTTTAAATTTGTAGATGGAGACAATACTTCAGCTTCTATAAAAGGTGTAGTTTCAGGAACTTATCATATACATGTAAGAGCAGTAAATACTATTCAAAATATTTCTGCACCTTCAACTGTACGAATTAATTATACACCAAATAAGTATTCCGTTCCTACAGGAGAAAATAAACTACTAGGAATTGATAGAGGAGGAAACGTAAATAAAACATTAAGTATAAATGCAAGTTCCGGGCTAGCAGAACTCTCTAGTAATACTTATACTTTTACACATACAAACGGAACAGTATTTACAAACTCTTCTTCTAATGTAAGCACTTATAAACAAGCTTTTTCTGGCATGGGAGCAAGCGCTGAAGCTTATTTATTGTATGATCATGGAGCTTCAGATACTTTCAAAGCAGTTCAAGAATTCGAGGATACTACAGCAACAGATATTGATGGTAATAAATTAAATATTGATTATTGGATTGAAGTAGGTGCTTCAAACAATGGGTTAACAACAAAGTCTGGTACAGCAACTTTAAGTGACTCTTCTTCAAGAGTTACAGGATCAAGCACTTCATTTATAAATGAATTTAGTGAAGGCGATTTAATTGTTATTGCTTCAGGTGCTACTGCTTTTTATGCCAATGTTAATTTTATAGAAAGTAATACTGTTATGGAGCTCGATAGAGTACCAACACGAAATTATAGTGGAGCAAGTATAAAAAAACTTAGTTTTGTTCCAAATTATTCAAATGATCAAATTATTGCAAAAGTAGTTACAAATAGTAGTACTGCTTATTCCTATGAAGTAGTATATGCTATTACAGCAGGAGTTACAGGAGCGGATGGTGCAGATGGCTCAGTCGGTATAGATGCACGAGGAGTATCATTAACTGCAGGAGACCAAAGCATTGAGTATAATACAAATGGAGCAAGTCCAGATCCTTCAAGTACAACAATTACTGCAACTGCCGTAAATACAACTGGAACTGTACATTATGAATTTTTCTTAAATGATTCAAGTGTTCAGAATTCAACTTCAACTACATATTCATATACACCTCAATCTTCTTTTGCAAATATGCCGGATAAGATAGAAGTTCAAATACGAGAAGGATCTGGATCTGGAAGTATTTTAGCAAGAGACATAATGACAATTGCTGGTTTAAAAGCAGGTGTTGATGCTTTCACGATTATATTATCAAATGAAGCACACACAGTACCAACAAATACTTCGGGAACACCAACTAGCTTCGCAGGCTCAGGAACAGATATTCAAGTATTTAATGGAACAACACAATTAAATGTAGGAAGTTCTGGAGCATCAACATTTAGTGTTTCAGCAAGTGGCTCAAGTGTAGGAGTGGGGGGTGCAAGTACTGTTTCTTCTAGTATAAGAAGATTTGCAAATGCTACATCGCTGAGTGCAGATGTAGGCTCAGTAACTTTTACAATTACAGCAAGAAATGAAGCAAATGTACAAAAAACTTTTACTCGAATACAGACTCTTACAAAATCAAAACAGGGAGCAACTGGAGCCCAAGGTAATCCAGGTAGCGACGGTAACGACGGAAGTGACGGAAGTGACGGAAGTGACGGAAGTGACGGAAGTAACGCAGTACAGCCTTCCTTCTTTATAATAGACGGAACAACAAGTGCACCAAGTAATTCACAGTTTAGTGCAGTCGCAGGACGTACTCCAATCACAAATGATGTTGTACTTATGAGAAATGGTGGTGCAGTTAATGCATTTAGATACGGAGGATCATCCTGGGCAGCGATTGGTGATATTATAGACGGGGATTTAGTTGTAGCAGGAAGTGTGAATGGAGATAGAATTAACGCAGCCACAACAATAACTGTTGGTGGAAATAATATCCTTATACAAGGTGGAAGTAACAGAATTTTAATATCGGATTAATTATGGGAGCAAGAATACTATTAGGAAATTTAGGAGGAAGTAACTACGGATTAAAAATATCTCGTAGAGGAACAGATGTAACTTCTGCTTCGGGAAAAGATTTACTTCTTGATACAACTGCAAATTCAGGGGTACCTCGTTATTTAAGAAAATTTAGCAGTGCAACTGCATCTTCTGGATTTAATACCTTCATACCAACGAGCGGAGGCACAGCAAATACTGAGATAAATACTAGTGCAGAATATCATCCTTTGTTTCTATACTTACAAGACGGAACGGGAACAGAATATGATGCAAGCGGTACTAGTCATTATGATCCTACAAATACTGCAAATAGAGTTCCAGATGCGCAAGGAACAACAACAACAAGTGATGATGTTATAATAACAGGAACTACTACTGTTTCAAGAGTTCAAGAAAGATTAGATATGTTTGCATTTAATTCAAAAGCAGATACAAATCTGGGAAATCCAGCCCCTATTAATAGTACTCGGCACGCAGGGTTTCCTGTTACTTTTACAGGAAATGCAACGGATCATGGAACAAATTTAAGATATTTTGCTCCTGCTAATAGTGCGAATCAAGGGTACTCATCAAACACAGCAGGGGGGTATGGACTCAGACTTGAATTCAGAAAAGCAAATGGACAATCACTAAACAGTAGATTTATTTACGGCGATACAAGTGGAAGCTGGTACTATACCGTAGATAGAACGCGAATGGGAGGCAATCCTCCAACAAATGTAAAGGTAGGAGTATTTCGTGTACCTTGTGGGTATGGATATATGACTTCAACATATATGGGATTTTAAAATGACAAGTAGAGTATTACTAGGAAATAGAGGTGGGCAATATGGATTGTTTGTTTCAAAAGCAAATAAAGAAGTTACAAATACAAGCCTACACGAAGATGATCTAATTTTTAGTACTTCTGGTGGAAGTCTTGATGAATACTTACAGTTTACACCAATTGGAAATACTAGTGCGAGTACAACTGCAGATACAGCAACTATAACATCAGTTGGAGTTTCAGCAACACCTACTATTTCAGTACCAGACTTGGACTTTCAAAAAGTAGTTATATTTCAAACAAAAGGAACTGGATATGTACCTCTTGCTATCTCAACTGGAGGAGCAACAAGTACAACAGTAACAAAACCAGGTACTTTTAGTAATGGAGGACTAACTAATTCTAATCAGTCCTCGGATTTTAAATTTGCAGCAATCGGAGATATATTCTAATGACAAGTAGAGTATTATTAGGAAATAGAGGA